CATTTGCATCAATGTTACCATTGGATCAAGCCGCAGAGATATTAAAACAAAGTTGTATCACTATCAATCGATATATTAAAAATTTTATCGAAGTCGAAGATGATATACTTGCCCAGCCTACAGACTACTTTAATTATTTACATGCTAAATTTGAAAAAATTAGTGGACCGTTTGGAAAACCAACTAAACTGTTTGCAATGGCCAGCCCTGAATTAAAACAAGCTGTACGGAATCTAAATTTTTATGTTCACAAAGTTGAAACAAAAGAAAATCCTAAAGTAAATTTTTACATGAGCTTTAACAAAGATCAGTATAGACGACAACCCATGACAGATTCTGATTACGAATACTGTGAATTTAAATTTGATCCTGGCACATTATTTGTTCATTATTCTGAGCTTGGTAAGACTTTTTTTGATCTGTTCAAAGACGGGTTGGATATTACATATCCTGGTTTAAAAAATTTGCATTACTACAGCGGCGAATCAACAATACTGTTTCAGCCTATGGATCCATTATCGTATCCAGGATATATCGACTGGTTGACTACTCGGGGGATAGATCCGTATAATAAACGCTTGGGGCACGGTAAAATACCGTTAGGTAAGTTGGCCAATATTGAAGATGCAAAACATAAATTACAACTGTATCTACACATAAACAAAATATTAATCAAGGAATAAAATTATGGGCAAACCATTTGATGTAAGCAAGTTCCGCAAGGAAATCACCAAGAGCATTGACGGATTGTCAATTGGCTTTAACGATCCAACTGACTGGATCTCAACAGGCAACTATGCCTTGAATTATTTGATCAGCGGAGACTTTAACCGTGGCATTCCACTAGGCAAGGTCACTGTGTTCGCTGGTGATTCTGGAGCAGGCAAAAGTTATATTTGCTCAGGCAACATTGTGAAGAACGCACAAGAGCAAGGTATCTTTGTGGTGCTGATTGATAGTGAAAACGCTCTCGACGAAGACTGGCTCAAAGCACTTGGTGTTGACACAAGTGACAGCAAATTGCTTAAATTGAGCATGGCCATGATTGACGATGTAGCCAAAACTATCTCCACTTTCATGAGTGACTACAAGGCCCTGCCAGATGGCGAGCGTCCCAAGGTCATGTTTGTGATTGACTCCTTGGGCATGTTGTTGACGCCCACTGATGTGAACCAGTTTGATGCAGGCGAAATGAAGGGTGATCTAGGACGTAAACCCAAAGCTCTCACCGCCTTGGTGCGTAACTGTGTGAACATGTTTGGTAGTTACAACGTGGGATTGGTATGTACCAATCACACATACGCAAGCCAGGATATGTTTGACCCAGACGATAAAATTAGCGGCGGTCAAGGTTTCATTTACGCCTCATCAATTGTTGTGGCCATGAAGAAGATGAAACTGAAAGAGGACGAGGACGGCAACAAGATTACTGATGTCATGGGCATCCGTGCTGGTTGCAAAGTAATGAAAACACGCTATGCCAAACCTTTTGAAGGTGTGCAAGTTAAGATTCCTTACACAACAGGTATGAGCCCATACTCAGGTCTTACTGACTTGATTGAGAAAAAAGGCCTGCTCAAGAAAGAAGGCAACAGCCTGGTGTTCACCACAAGCCAAGGTGAAATCATCAAGAAGTTCCGCAAAGGATGGGAACGCAACGATGACAACTGTCTTGATACTGTGATGAAAGATTTTGCAAACATCAAGGAAGAAACAGTGCCTGACGCTGTTGAAGAATAATTGACATATTGCTCTCAAAAGTTTTGGTGGCTTACAGTAGAGCCTGAACGTCGCACAGTCTCAAGTTGTTGTGCGGCAACTCCACAACGAGTAAATTCAACAACAATAGATTTGTTTAATATATCTGAGTTCAAACAAGACAGACAAAACATGCTTGAGGGCAATCAAGTCAGTAGTTGCGAGGCAACTTGTTGGCAAGCAGAAAGACAAGGAAGAATCAGTAGACGATTGGTTATGCACAGTGATCAAGTAACGCATACTGATATTGAGTGTTTGCCAACTACATTGCATATTGTTCTTGGCAGTGACTGCAATTTAACTTGCAGTTATTGTTGTAAACAGTACAGTACCGCCTGGTTGAGAGATATTGAAAACAATGGAGTGTATCTTGATCAAGAAAGATTTCGATTAAACATCGATGACAAGATTGTATCTAAACTGGGGCAGAAAGCCATCAAAGAAAGTAACCCTTATCTAGAAATTTTAAATTCTGCCATGCAATACAAAAACGCAGACACAATTGAGATTACTGGTGGTGAACCTTTTTTATACAATGGGCTTGTTGATATTGTAAGTGAGTTTAGATATTCAAATATTTTTACAGGACTAGGTGTTAACTCGTCAAGATTTCGAAAAATATTAGATCAGTTACCTCGTAACACCATGTTAACAGTAAGTGCAGAAAACACAGAAGATCTCTACGAATTCAATCGATATGGCAACACCTGGAGTCAGTTCCAAGATAATTTAAAAACAATAACAGAACTTGGATTTGATTATCAATTTTGTAGTGTGATCAGTAACACCACTATTCAAGGATTTCGACAATTTTTAGATTGGTGCGGAGATAGGAAAATCATAATTAACCCATGCAGTGACCCTGAGTACCAGAGTGCATCAGTGCTGGATAACGAAACCAAAAAACTTGTGAATTCTTGTAAATATGACCGTTATGATGATATCGTAAAGCAGTGTATAAATGCAGACACCAATAATCACCAGATCAATCAGTTTAGACAATACATAACAGAATTTGCAAAAAGAAGAGCATTATCGTTTGATGCTTTTCCGCAAAGTTTTCAAAAGTGGATTAATTAGTAAAGGAAAAATATGGAAACAATCGTAAGTGAAATTTGGGGAGAACTTAAACGTTTTGTCAACACAGTCGACCGTCAGGAAGCAGCAGAAACTGTGGTACAAGTTTTAATGGACAATGACAGTGATGTAGAAGACATCCGTAACGCTTTCAAAGGCGATACAGATATCAAACGAGCACTTACAGCATATCTTGACAACGACAATGACTATGCAGAAGACGAAGAAGAGGATCCCGAAGAAGAGGATTACAACGAAGACGACTGGGAAAATTAATGTGGTATAGTCGAGTAGTGGCTGGTCTTGATGCTATTCCAGACTTTATAGCACACTACGAGCGTGAAATAACTGACGCTAAAAAAGATTGCCGTATTGCTGGGCTGGTAGAAAAGAACATCACAGCACTTCCGGGCATAACTGAGTTTAGATACAACCAGCTGCAAGAGATTGAAGCTGTGTTGAACTATCTCAATATTCAACTGCGCAAAATCCGTAGAAAACACTTTCAAAAGTATCTGGAAGGCTATGCCCGTGCGCTTACGTCACGTGATGCTGAAAAGTATGTGGATGGCGAAGACGAAGTGATTGACTACGAAACCATAATCAACGAAGTAGCATACCTACGCAATCGTTGGCTAGGCATCATGAAGGGCCTGGATACCAAACAGTGGCAAATGGGCCACATTGTACGGCTAAGAACTGCTGGCATGGAAGACATCCAGGTATGAAGCAAGAGCAGTTTGAGCAAAAAACTCAACAGGCGTTAAGCGAACAAGAAGAACTGGAACAAAGACAGCAACAGACTCGCAGCCAGTTAACCCCTGAAGAGTTGGCCTGGCAAAATGATCTAGAAGAAATACAACTTGTACTAATAATTGTTCTAGTTGCAAGTTGGGGTGCTTACTGGTATTTTTCAGTACACCTATGACTCTTGTCAAGGATTAATACCATTACTCCAAAGATCGGGGTATTGTTTAGCAATGGTTACCAACACAGGATCTAAAGCATCAACTCCTACATTTTCTGCTTTCATCTTGCCTTTTTTAACCACTTGATTCCAACTGTTATCAAATATCGCATCAGCAATTCCTTGACTGCTGCGATTTACTTTCTGCTCCCAACTTGGAGTTTCTCTTTTGGCACTGATTTGCGCAGTTTTGATATTTAGATTGCCCATGATAGTTAGATGCCATCCTCCAACCACATGTGCAGGAAACTCGCCCATGCTTTTGTTGCGACTGACATAAAATCTCATGACATCTTCAGGAAGATGTTTTACTCGCGTCATTTTGGTTCCAGGCCAGAATCCATAACGACCTTTCCATTCTAAGAAACAAACTCTATACTCTTGATACCAGCATATTCTTTGATTTTGATCAATAAGTTCAATGGCCTGATCTAACATTCGTGGATCCCAAAATTCATCGCCGTCACTGAATGCCACCACTGATTCTGGCTTGTTTAGGCCATGCACTAATTCTAATGCCCGACTGCGACTTTGCCGCTCAACTGCTCGTCCTTGATTTTTTAAATCTAATTGGTCAAATTCTGCAGTATCAATTTTCACGTAATCATACACAATTTTTTGTTGTAACTCAGGAGACAGTTGATCAAAAACATGGTCAAAATGTTTGGCATGTGGTTGCATGGTAAAACTGTGATCAGCCTCCACTACAACAAAATGCTCTACCCAGGGCGCAAGGTATTGTATTCGTGTGAGAAAAAGATCTGTTTCGTTGTAGTATAAAAAGCTGTCAATTATCATATTAAAATTGGTAAATTATTTGGTAGCGATCGTAAATGGGAAATCTTCCTTGACTTTCAAGATATTCTGCTATCCTACGACCTTTGCCTGTACGCTGGCCGTCGCTGAGTTTGCGACAATTGTCGTCTATGGCTACAAGTGTTCCAGGTTGTAGATGAGATTCGATAACTTGAAATTCTTTCAAATGATGATTGGCACTGGGTTGATCATTGGCCCATTTGACATCCCAAGAATCAAGATAAAATAAATCTACTTGATCAAGATCGTGTAAATGGCTTAGCCATTCCACACTGTCACTGCAAACCACACTAAAATGTTTGCTAGGCAACAGAGATTGTGCAACCACACACGCTTCAGAGTCAATATCTACACTGCGAACTTGTCCACCAACTGCATCAACAAACTCTGTAAACAATCTGGCACTCTGCCCATCTTTCCAATTGTCTATTTTGCGCAAAGTTCCAGTTTCTATAATGTTGAAGTTCGAAGATTTTTTCTTCAGCAACAAGTCAAACATCAATGCAAAGCCATCAGCTCGATGAAACATACCTTCAGTCAGACCACGTTTTGCTCCTGATGTATTGACATTAAGAAGAGGATAATAGTGTTTGTGAAAATGCTCAAGCCAATTCATTGTGATTTTTAGGGAAAGTTTACGTGGCTTATACGATTATCAATTTGTACCAAATTATAATCTTGTGTTGTAGCAAGAGTTTTTGCAGTTTGATTGTTTCGCACAAACAAACAAGCACTGCATTGTTTTCTTGGATCAAAAAATGGTTTAACAAGTTCAGTAAATAATTTTTGTACTTGTGTGTTTTTTACTGTTCCCCATTTGTCACTATTAAATTTGCGTTCGGGAAGTTGACCGTCTGATCCTGGCTCACCAGTGATTTCTTCTGCCAGCACAGTGACCGAATCGCACGGATAGCAACTGCTATAGCCAGCATCTTCGTGACCGGTGGTATCCCAAAACACATTAAAACTTTGCAAATGGCACTGTCCTTCGTCCCAAAGATCATCAGCTTCTTGTTGGGTACCATGATACTTCAGTTGGTGAAATATGTGGCCAGTTGGTGTTCCATCTTCTTTGATTAAGCCAAGTGCAAAAAGTCTTTCTGCTAGAGATTGATGACTGCGTAATTGTATATCTCTAGACAAATTGCAATCAGTTAACAATCGAACATAATCTGCGCCCCAGGCTTGCGCTGCTGATTCTAGCCTTGACAATATTTCATCTTCAGTCCATGGACCATACACATAACTCAGCCCCAACGTGATATCAGGATTGTGTTTTAGTGTTTGAGGTATACGTTGTAAATTAAATTTTCCTTGAGGATAAAATGGACTGGCATTTTCTGGAGTAACACTGATACGTACCCAATCAAAATGTTG